CTACTTTAAATAATCTCTTACTCCAACATTTAAATACCGGGGGTTATGAGTTCGATATTAAAATATACTTTTAACTACCCAAAAAAAAAAGTTGCCTTTCATTAGGCTTCTTCTTATCTTTAAGTAAGTTAATTAAGAATAAAAATAAAGGTTATAAATTATGGAAATTAGATCTAAAGAAGAATGGGGTAATTGCCGATTACTTAGAACTCAGATGGATGTTGAGGAACTAGGAACGGTAGAAATACTTGAAGTAATTCAGTATATAAAAGAAGATGCCTGGGGCGATCCTTACGAGGCTGTCGTTTCTAGTAATATACTTTTTCCTAATATGGGAGCGATAAATACTGTAGAAGAAAAAGAATTCTGGATGGATAAAATATATAAATTCCTGAATAAAGAATTACCGAATAGATATATAAAACCGATATGGGAGGTAGCGTAATGGTAACCGTAACTGAAAATAAAATAACGATAATAGACGATATAACCTTCGAAACCGTAGCCGGAGGAACTCATTATTACTTAGGTCAGTACCTGAAGGATTATCAAGCTTCAGTAACCCGAATAATGAGAGATGTAGGTGGACGGTATTGTCTAGAATTAACCGGTCGAGGGCTAGACGTCTTTGTCATTTATATAGATGCTGAAGGTAAGCCGATTGAAGATGACGATCATGCCATCAGTGACGTTCCTCCTAGAATGATTATTGATGGAGAGGAATGGGAAAAAGAAATGGGACGATAGTTGCCTTTCTGATTCCTAGTTCATATATTTAAGTAAGTTAATTAAGAATAAAATAAAGGTTATAATTATGGAAAGAACTGAAATAGAAGTAATACGAGATAAAGAGCAAGCTAGAAATGCGACTCATATGTCCGGTTTTAGAACCTACCTAGGGGGTATGATATCGTATAGAGATTTAGTAGATACGTTTGGTGAACCTACTTATACTCCGGAAGATAGCGGGGATGGTAAAGTAAATTATGAATGGACTTTCTACTTTGATGGCGACTACTTTACGATATATGATTGGAAGACTTATGATGCAGATTATACTCGAGAGGAGTATACGAATTGGCATGTAGGTGGAAAAGCAGGAGTGCTTATGACTGATGCTTTTGTAACGAATGTATTAGAAGAAATACGATTGGCGATATTTAGTTAGTGATTGAAATATTTGCTAATGTAGTCAGGTGGGGGTGGTTTACTTATACCCTTATCCTGGCTCTATCTTCTGATTTATCTTTAGGTCAGTTGATCGTAGGAATTGTAATGGTAGGTTATATTGGAGGTTGGATGTGGTGGGTTGTTGCTACTATAACTCTCTCTTTCCTATCTGGATTTTTTTTGAATGATTAGTTGCTTCTTATTTCAATCGTTCATATATTTAAGTAAGTTAATTAAGAATAAATAAAGGTTATTATGTATAGTTTAGACTGCCCGTATTACAATGAAGAATGGAACTCATTGAATGAATTGATTGATGATGTTGTATCATCTGGAATGGATCCGAATTATGAGATCACATTAAATGGACATGGAACGGGAGAAACTTTATTTGAAATAATGCCAATTTAGAGTTGCCTCTTATCATTCTAGTCACTATATTTAAGTAAGTTAATTAAGAATAAAAATAAAGGTTATTATGAAGAAAAAAGAAAAAATATATCTACTCGCAATAGGAGCTTTAATGCTGCTTTACTTCTGGATCGATACCCCATTAGGAGTTTAATTATGACTATCTCAGAAATAATGGAAGAACTAAACGAAGCAATAGCGTTAGTAGAAGAAGCAAAAGCCAAAGTAGATTCAGCAGCAAGGGCAGCAGGATGTTACAGTCATTATACTGCTTACGGCCGATACGGATTCGATACCTTACTTGGTAATGGTAATCGATATGATGCTAGCTTATTCGATATGATGAATGATCTAGAAATGGAAGAAGAAGAAGAAGAGGCTGGCTATTAAGTAAGCTAGTTCATATATTTAAGTAAGTTAATTAAGAATAATAAAATAAAGGTAATAAATATGAGTACAGATTTAACGTTTCTAACCACTGACGAAATAAAAGATCAAGCACCGGTAATCTTTGCCGGCGGACCTACTAGAGAGGTCTCTGAAAGATATGTGTATGCTGATACGCCTACTATCATTAACGATATGGATAAGTTGGGATGGAAGGTAAGACAGGTAGGCCAGCGTAAGGCTAGAAAAGAAGCTACCTCCTTTAGTCCTCACTTCGTAAGATTTGCTAACCCGGACTATCGTATCAAAGGTAATGGTGGCGACTATAGCTTCCCAGAAGTAGTAATGAAGAATAGGTATGATGGACTAGGAGCTGTAGAGTTCATGGCCGGAGTATTTAGACTTGTATGTGCCAATGGAATGGTTATCTCTACTGAGTCATTCGGAGAGATGAAACTTAATCATAGAGGGTATAGCTTTGAAGAGATGAGAAAGCTTGTAGGAGATAGAGTTGTAAGTATCGAAGAGCAGGTCGAAGTAATGAATGCTATGAAGGATACTAACTTAATAAAAGAGCAGCAAAGAGAGCTAGCTATGAAAGGACTAATGATTAGAGGTCAAGTAAGTAAGAAAGAAGAAGGTAAGTTTAGAGGTAAAGTTGACTTACTAACTCTAGATGAAATATTAGCTCCGGTAAGATCTGAAGATGAAGGAACCGATCTATGGAATACCTTTAATGTAGTACAAGAGAAAATGATACATGGAGGCTTTCATACCCAGCTAGGCATAGATACCAAAGTAAGAAAGGTAAGAGCTATTAAGTCCTTTGAACAAGATATAAATTTGAATAAGGCTTTATTTGAAGAAGCTAAAGTCTTAATGGAGTATTCTTAATTAACAATGGTAGTGAGGGTTGATAGCCCTCCTACTCTTTTCTATGGAAGGCGTAATGACGTCAAGGTGATGGCAGGCTTACGGCAGGGTGACAGAAAGTTGATAGTTAATTTCCCTAACAGTTTCCTAGCACCTGTTTCCGGAGCTATATAGAGATACATAATTCTCATAGATTTTAGAGATATAGGTCATATATATGTTTATAAAGGCTTACCTTTCTTAAGATCTCTCTTATTCTTCCAATCATAATAAACTATACCTATTTTAATGAATAGGGTAATTAAAGCTTTAATAAGAAAAAACTTAGGTATCGGCATTTTTATCTAACTTTTTTTTATTTTTTTTATTATAGTACCATATTACTACCTCAATTACTAAGTCGATAAGGAATCTTAAAGGGTAAATTACAGGTAATCGCATCTCTCTCTAACTTTTTGTGTATATTTGGTAAAGACTCGGGGAAATTTTTTTAGCAAATTTTTTTGTATATACGGTTTATACTATAGTTTCCATATTTTCTACAGCATGTATCTCATATTCCCATGGAAATACAAGCCAATCGTCATATTTTATATGTTCTCCAATAAAATCAGGTTCAAATATAGTGCCCTGTCTTTCAAATAAGGTAGCCGTATGAACATATGTGTAGTTGTTAATGGGATTATGTGCTCTTTCTACTACTTCTTTTAATGTATTACCTGAGTCTGATATGTCATCTACTATAAGGCTATAGTTTTTCAAGTTTTGAGTTAAAGGAATCCCTAGTTTATGTGATAAAAGCACGGCAGGAATGAGACCTCCGCGAGGAATCCCGTAAATATATTGTATATTCGGTGAATCCGTATCAATTTTAACGGCAATATTGTGAATAAGACTGTCTATAGTGACCCAGTCAATGTCTTTCTTAGTCATTTTAGAAGATTTTTAATTATGTTCTGTTCTTTTTTCATGTTCATCGATATAAATTCGCCAAAGAATAGGATGCATAGATAAGTTTCCTAGCATATTAGGAAAATGCTCAATAAAATCATCCCATTCATACAACTCCTTAGGGTAACCGGCTAGTAGTTCGGTTTCTAAAGAGGAAGAGTAGAAGAGAATACTTTCATCGTAATCCATAATGTTAAATAGTGAAGTCTAGCCCTAGTCTACATATTCCCAGTCTTGACCCTAAAAATTTCTTACCCTTAGAGCCATTACCGCCATAGTAAACCCCAGACCTACCTACCTTGACCCCTATAAGCCTTTTTGTAATTTTTTGATTGCTTATGATTAGATGTCTTATTCTTAGACACAACCCCGGGTCTTTTCTTCTTAGGGTTAACAAACCGGGTTGCACCTGCTGTATTTCTTGCCATATTACTTTGATATATTACTTCTGTTTAAGTTGATTGATTGGATTATAAGATTGTATAGATTTCAATTAGAATAGGGGAGAGAAGGTATTTGCCGACCGGTAGGGAAGGTAAAATTCTGCGCGAAAAAGCGCGGCGGCGCGTCTTTGTTACTTATCTCTCGGCCCCCACACTGCTGCAAAATCTTTATCCTCCTTTAGTCTTTTTTCAAAGGCTTTTCTTTCCATTGCCTCTTGGAGATCCCAAGTACAAGCTCTTTCGTAGAGGTTGTATGCTTCGTCCATAAGGGTATGTACTTTAATTCCTTCGCTTTCTCCTTCGTCATCGTCGAATTCCCATGTATTCTGTTTGTATTCGCTTGGTGAATAATGTTCTTTCATATAGTCCAATCGTTTGCTTCAAGGTCTGCATGAAGTTTACTAATTGTTGTTACTACGTCTTCAAGTTTTGTGTAGAAAAACTCTCGTTCGTTGTTTACTCTGTCCTTCTTTAAGAACTTATGAGTGAGCCTTTCAAGCATTTCACCGTTAAGACATTGTTTGGCAAACTCTAACTTAAATGGAGTAGGTACCCCGGTACCTTTATATAACTGCTCACTTCGTAGTTCTGGTGCGTTCTTAGTATATCCAATCTTTAGCATACCATTAAAAGACGGATTAGATAGTACATATACCCATTCTGAGCCTCTTCCAGGTTCAAACATGTGCTTGTTCTGTTCTCTATTTACGTAGTAAGTAACTTTTTCCCATCCTTCTTCCTGTAATTTAGGGTCTGGATGTGGAGTCAATGAGAAGTATCGTGCGTAGGATACATCTGGTGCTAGAGGATCTTCATCAACTGTATAAAGACCCCTTGCTTGTGCGTCTTCTTCTGTTATTATATCTAATCTTTTCGTAACCATTTTTGTGTTTATTTAGCGTTTATACGTAGTATAGTAATAAAAATATTAAACATCAACTTTTATTTAAGTAAAAAATTAACTATATTTATGTATATGAAGAAGATAAATCTTGATAATGTATTTGAGATCTTCAATCAAGGTGATGAACAGGTTTATGAACAAGCTGGAATGAAGTTCTTGATGGAAGACGATACCGTTTTACTTAACACTGTTGTAAGGGGAATAGAGACCTATTGGAAACTAGATGATATGTACACTAATAAGTTTCCAGATCAATACGAGACAGTTAGGAAAAAGGTTCAAAGAAAGTACTTTAATAAAATGTTTAAGTACTTAGTAAGGATAAATCTTAAAAAGCTTGAGCCTTTCTTCGATACAGTAGGTGATTTAGGTTATGGAACAGTAGAAAACTCCCTTAAAGAGTATAGAAATCATTTCGTTCTACTAGAGGAATACGAAAAATGTGCTAAGATTCAAAAAGTACTCGACGTAGTGCAGAATCTATACTATCCAGAATTCGAATTAGTATAGTTGCCTTTTGTTATTTTATTTCGTATTTTTCTTAAAGAGTTATTAGGTACTAGTATTTAATATATAATATTATTATTTAATATATAAAATTAATTAATTAATTATTTAATATATATGAAAACTAAAGAAGTTATACAGACAAAACTTGAAAGAGTTGAAGCTAAGGTAAAAAAAATTGGATATCACATTAGGTTAGAGGAATATAAAGAAGCTTACGATATGGTAGAAAAGATACTTGACGACACTGCCGATATACAGACTTACCTTAATAGAGAGTCCCAAGACTAATGGAAGCCGAACAAATACAAAAGAATTGGGATAAGCATCTAGCTATAATTGAGAAATTTATTAGTGAAGAAAGGATGGAGCAAGTACTGTCGATGGTAAATACTCTAGAAGATAAAATGGTACTCGCCCCGGCATCCGGTAAATCTCATTTTCATAACGCTTTTGCAGGTGGTTATATAGATCATGTAAATAGGGTAGTACAATGCTCTCTTATGACAAGAGATTTGTGGATGAAAATGGGAGCAGATATTAATTTCACTGAAGAAGAATTAGTATTTTCTGCCTTATTTCACGATTTAGGTAAAGTTGGAGACGGAGAAGTGGAGGGCTATCTTCGTCAAAACGATCAATGGAGACAGAAGAATCTCAACGAACAGTTTACTCCTAATAAAGAATTACCCTTCATGCTGATCCAGGACAGATCTCTCTACCTTCTACAGAAATTCGGAATAAATCTTAGTCATAACGAGTATATGGCAATAAGGCTACATGACGGTATTTACGATGATGCAAATAAAGCATACTTTATGAGCTACAATCCAGATTCTAAATTTAGAACTAACATAGTTAACATACTACACCAAGCTGATTACCTAGCTTCCAAAGTTGAATACGATCAGTGGTATAGTTCTAAAAGTGATAACATACAGCAGGTGAGTAAGAAAACTTCCAAAGGTCCTAAAAAGGTAAAAGGATCGAAAGATTTAACTAACTTTATTAAAAATTTATAACTATGTTTTTAGAAGTTTTATCTGTAAGTCTATTTATTATTCTATCTATAAGTATCTACACTATAGTAAATTTAATGAAAAAACTAGAAGCTCATGAAGATATTCTAGAAATTCAAGATAAATACTTACTTAGTATATCTACTAACATCATTGAAGGAAAAAAACATATAGATATGTTAGATCAAAAAGGAATTTTTCAAGCAGATGACGAAGTAGGAGTCTTTTTCGACGCAATAAAGGTTATACAGCAAAATTTAAACCTTTATATTAGAGACGTCGATAATGCCCAAGAAGAAAACTAATCAGTACTGGCCCAGAGAAGTAGATAATTTCATAGTAGACTATAATACTGAGACGAATATATATAAAAAAGCTATTATATTCGAAAGACATCTACATTACCCTTTCTATAAGTTAGCTGAAAATATAATACATACTTTTAAATTTTACTACACCGATGTTGATGATGTAGAAGATTTAAAGCATAAGATTATTGCACTTGTAATCGAAGAGAAGATAGATAAATTCGACCCGACTAAAGGCGCTAAATCCTATTCCTACTTTGGTACTATCATCAAGAGATGGCTTATAAACTACAATAATAAGAATTATAAGAAACTTAAGAAGAGAGGTACATTCGACGAATACGAACAAGACATTCAACCACCAGACGAAATACTTCACGAAGATGCTCTTTCCCTATCCCAGTTCTTTGACGAATATATAGAGATAATGTATGAGGAACTTGACCAATTATTTTTCAAGGAGAAAGATAGACAGATAGCAGACGCTATACTTAAATGCTTTACTCATAGATCTGGACTTCCTGTATACAAGAAGAAAGCACTTTACATTTTCATAAGGGAACAAGTTCCGGACTGTAAGACACCTCACCTTACTAGAGTTATTAAGATATTAAAGGATAGGTACTATCAACTATATACAGCGAAGTACGACACCGGACTAGTATATACGTAAAATATATATCCCTTTCTATTTATAATTAAAAATCATGGGATTCGAAACTGAAATATTTAACGGCAAATCTCTCTCTGACCTTTTTTCCGAGATATACGATAATTCTCGTAAGAAAGACAAACAGATATCCGCACTAATCTCAGAACTAAAGCCTCTAATTGAAGACGTAGGAGATGCTACTCTAGTTGTTCCTATGATAAAAGAGTATCTTGAGATAGGAGTTAAGAACGACGACCAGTTAGTTAAGATAGCAACAATCGTCCAGAGACTTGAAACTTCTATTCAAAAAAGTTCTGGAGATTCAGACTGGTTTGATTCTGAAGAACTTCAAGCTTTACTTGCAGACGATACCGTAATTGAGGAAAAAATAGAATCTGTTCAACAGGAAATGGATTCCGAAGAGGATTTAGAAGATGGTGTATAATCCTACATTAGGAGGCGTACTTAACTCTATAAAGAAAGTAACTAAAGATCCATCAGAAAAATCTATTTTCGGTAGGGTAGTAGAAGTAGTGCTTGACGAAACCTTTATAGAAAGTGACTTGTACAATAATCTAGGAAGAGAAAATAGTTTAAACGGTATTTTTTATAAGAATATTTTAGAGAGTAGTATAACGGAAGAAGAGGAATTAGATTTATCTATACTACCTTTTGCGTACTGTGACAACTCAACACTAAAAAGATTACCTATTAAAGGAGAGATAGTTGAAATCACCTTTAAACCATCTAGTACTCTAGGTGGAGGAAATTATCCATTTGCTGCATACTACAGTTTCCCGTTAAATATCTGGAATAATGCTCATCATAATGCTTTACCTGATTCTAAAATCGATATTATAGAGATCAATTTTGGCGATAGTATACAAGAGCAGGAAAGAATAGCAACTCTTCAAGCTTTTTCAGGAGATGTACTACTAGAAGGTAGGTTAGGACAAAGCTTGAGATTCTCAGGTTTCAACCATCCTAGAAGCATTCTTACAACAGATACTAATATAAGTTCACCTTATGCAATATTAAAAGTCGGTCAAGACCCAGAATACGATAATTTACAATCATATGTTGAGGATATAAATAGAGATCTTAACTCTATATACATTACTACTAATCATATAGTACCAATAGAAAAATCTATAAGTAAACAAGATACTTTTAGAGATACTCCTCCACTTGATCTCGATAAGTTTAAAAATAATCAAATAATTTTAGATAGCGGTAGAATAGTCCTACATGCAAAACAAGATAGTATATTTTTAAATTCGTTAAACTCTATTTCTTTCGAAAGTACTAGTATAAATCTAGATTCTACTGAATACTTATCTATTGATGCGCCTGAAATCTATGTAGGTTCGAACGCAGTCGAACCAGCAGTACTAGGAGATTCAACTGAAGCACTTTTGAGAAAAGTTTTAGATCTCCTAACTGAAATAGGTACTCAATTTACTAAAGCAACTACTCCTGCATCCGCCGTAGCAGTACTAGCTGGTTTAGGAGCTTACATCCCAGCCCAGGCGAATACTATAGCTTCTCGTCTTAACAGTATAAAATCTAAAAAAGTTAAGGTAGAGTAATGCCATATCAAAACATTCCAGAAACAAAATTAGATGCTTCTATTTCTAAATTAGTAGGAAGTCTTAAGGGTACTTTTGAGGAAAACATATCTATTAGTCTAGACGACATAAAAGGACTTTTCAAAAACGGATGTCCTGATAATAGACAAACTGTTGAGCTTTTAAGTAAGCTTAATAATATAGGAGAGACTTCAACGAATATTTCTGATAGATTAAATAGATTCAGAAAGATACCAAGCCCTCTTAGATCGGCTTCTAAATCAATTAAGGGGGGAGTATCCGTACTTAAAAAAATACCATTCCCACCTTTTTTTCCCGGCGGTATAGTCTCTGACGCATTAACTCTAGTTAAAGAACTAGCAATACAGCTTGAAACTTCTGCTGACTCTATTGATATATCCATTTCACAAGCTAAATCTTTAGAAAAACTTCAAAAAGAAGCAGCAAACCTTGGGGAAAAAGTTAATATAGCACTTGAAGTATGCGAATTAAGTAAGGAAGCAGGAGTTTCTGTAGATCCAGAACTTATAAACCAATTAGTAAACGGCTCAGATTCAGAATCTAGTAACGCTCTAAAAAAACTCAATACATCAGTCAATGCAAATCTTTCTTTGAAAGCTGTAGAGAATGTTTCTAAAAAAGTTACTTCCGAAGTTGAGACATTTGTAGCCAGAGACGGAAAAGTTTATAAGCTAAGAGTAGTTCAAGTTCCTTCAGATTTTACTAGAGCTAGAAGGATACAGGTGCTAGCTGAATCTCCAAAGGGCGAACTGCTGTATAAGAGTGCAAAATCTTTTGCTACCTCCGAAGAGGTTCTAAAGAAAGAAGTTAAATTCAGAATAGATAATTCACAAGTTTAAGTAAACCATATTTATAAGTATGAAGGTAGATCAATTAAAAAATATTATTAAAGAAGCTGTTAGAGAAGCTGTACGAGAAGAGATAAAAGAAATCCTTAACGAAGCAGTTCTGAATTCCTCTACACCTAACATTAAACCCGATACAAAGTCTGTTACAAAGCCAGCTGTAAAGAAGCATGTTAAATCCGGTGATCCTATTCTGGAAATGCTTAATATGACTCAACAGTCTATGACTAGAGAAGATTTTAAAAATGTTACCGGAGGTAATATTCAGCCGGGAATGGAATCGATTAATTTTAATACTAATTCGATTCCGATTTCAGCACCAGCAGGACCACAACCTGGTCTTGACATTAGTCAATTAGGGTTTGTTAAAAATGCTGCAGCAGTATATAATAAATCAGTAGAAAAAGATAGATTTAAAGTTGGTATGTAATGGCTTTTAATGTAAAGAGAATAGACCCGTTAGATTTACAGCCTAGGAAGGCTATTGGAGTTTCTTTACCCTTTTCCGGACCAGCCGTATTTAGTTCAACTTATTTGTCGAAAGACGCTATTAAAACTAACTTAATCAATTTACTACTTACAGGAACAGGGGAAAGATATTTGAACCCTACTCTAGGATCTGGATTAAGAAGTTTTATATTCGAAAATATTAATGAAGCAAGTTTACTAAGAATAAAAAGTGAAGTTAGACAGAGCATAGAAATTTACTTTCCAACTGTTAGCATACAGACTCTAGAACTAACAAGTCAACCCGATACTAACTCAGTAGTATTTTTCATTAAGTATATGATAGTTGATACAGATATAGAAGACGAAATTACAATAAATGTAGAATAAAATGGCCCAAGAAAGAGATATAAAATATATTAATCGTGGCTTCAGTGATTTTAGAAGTCAGTTGATTGAATATTCAAAAAACTACTTCTCTGACACTTACAACGATTTTTCTCCTACCTCACCAGGTATGATGTTTATTGAAATGGCATCTTACGTTGGAGACGTACTTTCTTTTTATCAAGATACTCAATTACAAGAAACCTTTTTACAACACGCTAAAGACCCAGGAAATCTGTACAGCCTAGCGTACATGATGGGCTATAAGCCTAAGATATCTAATGCATCTGAAGTAGAACTAGAAATATCTCTAACCGTTGCTGCTTCCGGATCAGCACCAAACATAAGACCAGATTTCACAGAAGCAGGTTCATTGGAACAAAACTCTACCTTGAAAGCATCCTCTAATTCAGCTACCGAATTTGTACTCCAGAAAACTGTCGATTTTAATTTTTCCAGCTCTTTTGATCCAACTATAGTTTCTATTACCGGACTAGATGGAAATAACGACCCCACTGAATTTACATTAACTAAGAAGGCTAAAGCTTTTTCTTCGAAAGTAATTACTAAAACATATAGTATTGACACAGTAGAGAAATTTAAAACTATTACTATTGAAGATGAAAATATAATCGGTATACTTAGCGTAGTAGACGAAAACGATAATACCTATTATGAAGTTCCTTTCCTGGGGCAAGATACTGTATTTACTGAAGCTACTAATGGAAGCAATGATAGTAATATAGTTCCTAATAGCTTGTCACTACTTAAAGTTCCTAGAAGATTTGTTAGTAGGTTCAATTCAAATGGAAATTTGCAAATACAATTTGGTGCAGGAATTACCGGAGACGATGACAGTGAAATTACACCTAACCCACTTAATGTAGGAATGGGGACAGCTCAAGGTATAAGTAAAATTGATATAGCTTACGACCCTTCCAACTTTCTATTTACCCAAGCATACGGCTTAGCTCCCCCGGCAGGTACTACTCTTACAGTCAAGTACCTAAAAGGCGGCGGCATATCTGCCAATGTACCTTCAGGTACCGTAACTAATTTTATCTCTGCTCAAACCACTCCTGATACGGATGGCTTTAGAAATAGGTTAAGCGCTACTAACCCTCAACCAGCAGCCGGAGGTAAAGACGGAGATACAGTTGAGGAATTAAGACAAAACTCTTTAAGAGCCTTTAACGAACAGGGTAGAGTCGTATCTTTAAAAGATTATGCAATTAGGGCCCTTAGCCTACCTCCAAGGTTAGGGTCACTATCTAAAGCGTATGCTATACAAGATCAACTAACCAATACTAATAGCGATGTTGATACTTTAATAGACAGTAATCCACTCTCTATCTCTCTTTATACTTTGAGTGAAGATATAAACGGCAACTTAGTAACAGCATCCACTACCCTAAAAGAAAACCTAAAAAAATACCTATCTCAGTATATAATGATAACTGATTCGGTAAATATTAAAGATGCCTTTATAGTTAATATAGGCGTACAATTTGAGATTTTACCTCTCCCTAACTTTATCGGGAGAGACGTACTATTAACGTGTACTAATAGACTTATTGATTATTTTGATATTTCAAAATGGTCTATTAATCAACCAGTAAATTTCTCTCCTATATATACTCTTTTAGATAGAGTAAGAGGGGTGCAATCAATCCAAAGTTTTAAAATTATAAATAAATCAGGTACTATAAGTAATAGAACCTATTCTGAATATGCATACGATGTAGAAGGAGCTACCAGAGGTAATATTGTATACCCTTCTTTGGATCCTTGTATATTTGAAGTTAAATTTCCTACTCAAGACATTCAAGGTAGAATAACGGTACTATAAAATGGCAATTTATAAATTATTTTCTGAATCTGATGCTTTTCTAGTAAGCGATAATCCAACTGCAAATACGGGTAAAGATGAGCTATTAGAGATAGGTGGCTTTCAAAATAATTTTGGACTCGGCAGCACTATTAGGAGTTTAATTAAATTTAATACTTCTCAAATACAAGACGTTGTTAATAATACTATTGGTTCTGGAGCTTGGGCTTCTAGCTTAAGTGTTTTTAAAGCGTATGCTTATGAAGTTCCTATCTCACATAGTATATACGCGTACCCGGTGGCAGCAACATGGGACAACGGCATAGGTAAATTTCAAGACTTTCCGATTGATAACTCAGGAGTAAGCTGGAAATTTAGAAGGGCAGGCTCCAATAATGAATGGCCTACGTCTTCTTTTGCAGTCAATACTACCGGTTCAGACGTAGCAGGTCAAAGAGGTGGAGGGACTTGGTTTACAGGTTCTGGAGGCGTAAATCTAGAAGCTGAGCAAGAATTTGCCTTGAATGAATCGTTAGATCTTAGTATAAATGTTACTAATGCAACTAAATTATTTTATAGTGAATCTATAGACAATAATGGATTTATACTTAAGCTACCTGATAGTTTAGAATTTAATACATCTTCCTCTATTAGATTCTTTTATTTTGGATCTGATACCAACACTATCTACCCTCCTTCATTAGAATTTAAATGGGATGATAGTTCTTACGTGACCGGTAGTTTATCCGTACTTAATAATAGTCAAGCCCAAATAAATATAAAAAATAATAAAGGTGAGTTTAAAGACGAAGGTAAACAGAGATTTAGACTTTCAGCTAAACCTAAATATCCTACTAGGACCTTTACAACTTCTTCCGTATATTTAACTAACTACGCTCTTCCTGAAGCTTCATACTGGGGACTAAAAGACGAACACTCTGAAGATATGGTAGTTAATTTTGACACTACTTACACTAAAGTAAGCTGTGACAGTAGCGGCCCTTACTTTGATGTCTTTATGAACGGATTACAACCTGAAAGGTATTATAGAATTTTAATTAAAACAACATTAGATGGAAGTACTACAGTAGTAGATAACGGAAACGTCTTCAAGGTAGTAAGAAATGGCTAAGGTTGATCTTAGAAAAACGGTTTATAATAAAACACAGTTCGACAAAGTTGTTGGAGGTAGAGATTTCAAAACCTTCACTACTTTCGTTGCTGGGCAAGACGTGTTTACTGTTGAAGACTTCTTTAGAGAATACGAAAACCTCTTCCTTACTATACCGATAAATGGTAATACAAACTCCCATGAATTCATAGTCCGTAAAAGCGGGGAACTAGTAGGCTTTCAGAGATCTACTGATGATATTCAACCGCTATTAGATGAGATAACTTCATTACGTGAACAGCTTTTAGAGGCACGGCAGGAGATAGTTGACCTACAAGTCGGCGATATAAATGAAGACTCTCTTAAAGATCAATTTCAAGATATACTTCAAGCATTATCTGAACCCATCGAGCTTCCAGACATTATACTTCCAGATGTAAATATTAATCTTGGGGACGATGAGAAAGAAGACGACGATCCTGATAGACTTTTACCAAAACCTAAAGATGACGTAATTGTGGTATCTATTGATGCCGATAAGACAATTAATCGAGGTTCAGTCAACGTTCTAGAAAACGATGTTGACGCTTCCGGTAATCCGGTAATTTTTGAGGGAATAAAAGATGCACCTAAGTACGGTAAGGTAGAAGTTCTAGACACAGAGGAAGGTATAGTCCAATACATCCCTAATCTCAGAGCACCTTCTGGAACAAAAGCTGACCAGTTTACTTATACTATTTCTGATACTGCAGGAAGAACCGAAATTGGTACGGTGTTCGTAAATATTACTAACAACGCTCTACTGGTTACTGAACCTGGAGCTGACACTATAACAGTTGATATAATAGTTGATGATCCTAATGACCCTAATAACTCATATGTAGTTGAGGGAGGTGTAAAGAATCTATTAGATAATGATGAAGGTTTAGATTTAGCTTTTGACGGAATTATAGGCAATCCAAAATACGGTACTATAACTGTACTAGATGATCAACAGGGGATAGTAGAGTACGTACCTCGTATAGGAATAGGTTCAGATAAAATTGAACTTGGAGCATACTTTACCGAAGGGGCTAACGTAGAGCCAGTTACCGAAGATGAATTCTATTATCAAGTTAAAAATTTAAACACAGCAGCTAGTACTGCTACAACTAAAGTAACCGTTAGATTCTTTATACCTGATGCCGAAACACCTCTTGGAGTTGACTCTAAAGATGAAGCTAACGGAAATGCTAATTCCGAACCGGGAGATGGTGGAGATATTAGTAATAATGACGATAGTTCTAGCGAAAACAGCTCTACAGGTAGCAACGATAGAGAACCCAATATTGCTTTTTAAAAATGGCTATTAATACTAGATATAACACTACGAAAGGCGCTCCCGAAAGTTTAATAGCTTTCAATAGGATACAGGATAAAGATATACCTCTTATACAGAGATTAGAACTTGATACAAGTTTTAATCCTTCTAAGAATAGGTTAGATGTCTTCTTCTATTCTCTTGACGGAAGATACCTTTCAAGTATAGTAGATTCAAAGAGCTATTCGGTAGTTAGAGGAGGAAGTACAGGGGGAGTAATCGAAGACATTACCCTAAACCCAGAAAAAGATTCTATATCCGGAGGGTACCCTAACGGGGATGTAAACGTTCTTTACAATTTTGTAAATAACTTATTTTCTTCTAATAATACTCAACCAAGATTCTTTATAGAAAGTATTTCACCAGACAGAACAGAAATACGAGCTCTTTCTAATGAGATTTCTAACAAAGGTATAGTACGTAATGTAGACTTAATAAAAGAACGTATTAGCTCTAATAGCTATTTTGAAGACTTCAGATTAAACTTTTCCAATAATAAGCTTCCTATAGCTATTAACATAGATAGAATAGATTTTGAAGGTAATCAAGCTGTACTAATTAAACTCTACCAACCTCTTGCCCCTGATTTTGGAGAAAAAGATGTTTTTCAAATTGAGGAACTAGTAGGCGATAGTGTTCTTTATGAAGTCATTACCGATCTTATAGACGAACAAGTTGATACTCAATTAAAACTACGTGGTCCTAACTTCGACATAGAACTAGTAGAAGAGAACAACAACCCTACTGGTTTTTTAAATTATACTGAGTTATTTAACTACCCTGTTAGCAATTCATTTTATGAAGTATATTCTCTGTTTAATGAAAAAGGTTCTCAAATAAGTATTGATCATACGGATTACAATAACTTTATTCAATTCTCTTCAGCTGAGGAACGATTAAACAATTTTAGGTATAAAGTATCGTTATTAGAATCGTATAAAAATGATAAAGACAGTCGTACTAAGTATACTGGTAGTATAGAAGAGAATATAAAAAACATAGTCAATAATTTTGACCACTACGATAGGTACTTGTATTTTGAAACAGGTTCTAAGGCATGGCCAAAGAGTTCTTCTACCCGTCCTTTTGAACTATACTCTACAGGAAGTAGTGAAGTTGCTACCTGGTTTACAAGCTCCTTAGTATCTGCCTCAGCATTCGATACCTCTAACCCAGATAGACTGACTAATTCTATTCCTTCCTTCTTAAGAGACGATCCTAATAACGCTCCTTACTCCCTATTCGTAGACATGATAGGGCAGCATTTTGATAATTTGTGGATTTATACTAAATCAGTTACAGATAAGTACGATGCTGATAACAGGTTAGACTTCGGTATATCTAAAGATTTAGTAAGAGATGCTATAGAGGGATACGGAATATCCCTTTATAACAATAATGAAGCATTAGAAAATTTATTTTCTGCATTTACAGGAGAGGCTCATAACACAGGAAGTGAAGTTATAAGTTCACTCATAGTAGCAGTAGAAGGTTCAGGCAGTTTAACCGGTTCAGCAGGAAATGAGCACTTACAGCCAATGCCTAAAACTTCATACCAAAAAGAAGTTTATAAGAGACTATACCATAACTTACCTTTACTTTTAAAATCTAAAGGTACAGAAAGAGGACTTCGAGCTTTAATAAACTCTTTAGGTATTCCTTCCGATGTTCTTAGCATAAAAACTTTTGGCGGTGGAGAGGTTACTAGCTCTATCTTCTACGGACCTGAAAATGAATTTACAAGCTCATTAGATAAAATAAGAATAGCTAATAGCGATACAGTAACAACAGGTAGTACACTATCTCAGTTTAGCTCTGTAGTAAAACCAGGAGCTGATTACAGTACAGACTTACATAGTATAGAGGTAGGATTTAGTCCATCGGATAGTTTAAATAAATTTATAAAATCTCACCCTTCAATGTCGTCTTTCAACATAGACGAATATATTGGGGATCCTGGACTTATATACTCTAGTAGTTATTCAAGTTTAGATAATCTAGCTGAAACTGTCTTTACATCCGGCTCTTCTTACGCTAACGTATACAATGCGTTTGATTTTGTAAGATTAATTAAGTTCTTTGATAACTCTCTTTTTAGAATAGTAAAAGATTTTGTTCCTGCCAGATCTAACGTGAATACCGGGGTTATAGTTAAACCGCATATACTAGACAGGAGTAAGATTAAGCAACCAGAAGTTAAGTGGTCTAATCAAACCTCCCCTAGCTTCGATCATAGCGGTACTCAACTAGACTTTACAGGCTCCTTCTACACGTCTAATTTTTCTCTAGAAGGAAATATTTCTACAGCATTTATGACCGGTAGCTCCGGTCTAGATAGCGGATATACATCCTCCTATACAGAAACGTATGCTAACCCGTCGGGAGGATTTCAAACGTTAACTCGTAACAATCACGACGAACCTAGCTTTACTGGAGAGTTTTCTGGAAGTATAATTAAAGTCTCTAATGGAGACCTAACTACTGGAAATACTTTTAGAAAATTAGAACCAGAAAACTTTAGTTTTAAGTATATTCCTAGAAATGATTTTACTTCCGGTGCTAGTGTCATTACAGCTACCGGTGATATAGTTACTATAGTAGGTACTAGTGGAAGTATTCAGTCACCCTCTCCGCAAGACGGTACCGGAACTGCAATCGAGGTAAGTGTAGAAAATATAGACGACTATACTGCTGACTTTAGAATTTCTGGTGGCCCTAACAATATTGGTGGATATCTTGGCGGCGCTCCTATAGCAGACTCCGCTTCAGTTAGATTTTTACCTGATGAAGATTTGGCAGATGGAGAATCACTTATTATAGACGTTACGGTTGAGTATGGTACTTCTTTATATATTGACGGCTACAGTGGCAATTCCGATCTAGGTAAAGTAACCTTAGAGTTAGTAACCGGGTCTTTATCAAGTTTTAGCACTGTTGCCTCGGTAGAGTTAAAGCGAGATACTACTACTAGCTTACCAACCTCAGAAACTAAAGTAGAGACTCTTTCTTTTAACAACAATAGCGGCGGTACTCTTGAAACCCCTGCCGGCGGTCCAGGTAGTAATAAGTATTTTTGGTTTATAAAGTATAGTTCTAATTACAATACAGTTGCTTCGCAGAACTTTTTGGATGCTCAAGTTACTTATGCCCCTAGAAAACTTGTTTTTAATAATGATGCTATAACTCTTTGGCTAAGTGAGGATACGACCTCTAATTACACTGCTTCTTTAGTTCAAGCTATGACAGTTCCTTTAAGGAGTAGTACTAATGGATCGATGATAGAGTATTTAAGAGAAGCATCAGAAGTAGTATTTCAATATCCAAATTACGTACCTGTTAACTATTTCGATAAAGACATATTTACCTCTTCTGTAGAGGGAGGAGCGTATAGAGCATCATCTGAGATACTAGATGACCAGATTAACCTTTTCCATATTACTAGCGCCCCATACTCTGCTTCTTTTAACAAGGCATTACCCAGTCTACCAGCCAATCAGAATTTAGAATTTAACTTTACTGTTGATTTTCAATCTTACTGGAGTAACTACCTAAATACCTTTAATAGTGTCAATACTCCTTTTGTTACAGCTTCTATAAGAAATAAAAATACTAAAGTAGTTACTGGCAGTCTAAGCTTTGACGTTCAACAAGGTCAGTACCCTAATGAGCATGTAAGATCATTAAAGTTTGAGAACAATACTGGAGCCACTTTAAATGATTTAGAATTTTATTATCAAGTAAATGTCCCAAAAGCAGATAAAGGCCAAGGAGCTCCTATTGTAAATCTAAAAAATATATCTGTTAATTATAGAGAGCCCAGTGTAGTATTCAATAGGAGTAAAGTACTAAGCTCTCAAAAGTTATTGGATACTTTTTATTTAGATATAGCTCCTGATGTCGAGGTATTTTCCGGTTCGTTAACCTATTTTGTCCCATCTACTGATTACTTTAAAGTAGGCTTTATAACTGGGGAGAGTGAATTATTTAAATTTAATGACTATGCTCCGATTAGTAGTAATGTAGATGCCATCCGCCGTTCGTCATTAAGATTAAAAGTAGAAGATAAGACATATAGCTCTACTAGAGGCAAGTTTCAAAACTTTTTAGTTCCATCTAATTTTGAAATTATCTCCTCAAGCATAGTTAATGGAGTAGAAGGATTAGATAAAAAACTTTTTGCTGAAATACAAGATTCTAACTACTCTCTAGTAAGTTGGAAAAACGGTAGATACGATGGCTCTCTTACTAATAATAGACGTCGAGGTGTAAGAGTACTAGGATTAGAACCATCTCTAACTTTTGATAAGTTTAATAGTTTTAGCTTCCCATTATCCGCATCAAATGATGAAATTAGAGGTTTCTATTCAACGTTTGAAGATAGCGGTGGAAGTGAAAAAGGTGATACTTTAGTTTACTATAATAAATATGAATCGAAGCTTTTAGGAGACGTCTTACTAGAGTTTGAATCAGCAGGAGGTAATGCTTCTGGAACTGCCACACTAAATACCTCTACCGTAAACTCTTTAGGAGTGACTGTAGACGGGGTATCACAGGGGCTTTATAATTGGAGCGGTAGTATAGGTGAGTTCAAAGATGGCGGTAGTGTAGAAGTAGACTTTAATGTTATCTATTCTTTCTGGACTGCCGACGAAATATCTGGTTCGGAAGCTTCAAGCTCTCCAGGTACCAGAACACCCGGTGAATTTACTATTACTTTGGTAGACGAAGAAAATGGAGGACTAGTCTTAGACTCAATTAATACTACCTACAGTGATGCTACCTTTGTACAAAAGCCTAACGGATATTCTGATGAATACAGGTACACTTACTTGCTACGCTCTGATGTGGTATCTAGAAATGTGGCAATAAAATTTCAAGACAGTAATCTATACGAGGAAGCAGGCGGGAGTACAAGCGTAACTCTTAATTTTAATTCTTTTAAAAAGAGCAACTTTATACCAGTCAACAATCCTACTTCCGGCATAGTAGCTGAAACTCCTGAACTTAAAACTTTCTTCTACAAAGAAGTTTTACCTACTCCCTCTAATCCTAACGGATATGATGCCCTAACACAAAGAAAATTCTATAGGCTGGACACAGGTCAGATTTATTCAACTAATGATTTAGGAATAGTAACAAATATAGAATAATAAAAATAACATATATACCATATTTATATTATATAGTAGCAATTAAACTAAACAAAAATGGGATACTTAAACAATTCTGTTGTAACCGTAGACGCAATTTTAACTAAAAAGGGACGAGAATTACTTGCCCGCGGAGACGGTTCATTTAAAATAACACAATTTGCCTTATCTGACGACGAGATAGATTACACACTTTATAACCCTTCTCATCCATCCGGTTCAGCATACTATGGCGAAGCTATAGAAAGCATGCCAGTTCTTGAAGCATTTCCAGATGAAACTCAAATAATGAAATATAAGCTTACGACTCTTCCGAGAGGTACCGCCAAGCTTCCTATTCTCAATATTGGATACTCATCTATTTCCCTTAAACAAGGAGCTTCTCTAGCTATAACTCCTGAAACCCTTAACTACTTGGGTGCAACTAACGTATTCGAGACTGGTGGTTATCAAGCTACAATAGCCGACGCTCGTCTATTCGGAGGATTTACCGGTACAGGAATTGGATCAGCTGAAGCAACCAAGCTTAATACTACTGCTACTCTAGGTACTAACGTATCAAAAACAGTAATCGGTACTAGCATTAACTTAAGAGCTACAACTGTTAATACCTTATTCGGTACAAGAACAAGTTTACAGACAACATTAACCGTAATAGGAAGAGATTCTGGAGCTAGAGTATCCATTCCAGTTACTATTACTAAAACTAACTAAGAGACATGTCGTACAAAAGATTTGATTCCGATGATGTTATTGTAAGTGCCGAATCAGTAACTACTTCTGCCTGGAGCGGTAATGTTACGACTCTATCTTCTTTTTATACTTCATCCACTCAATATAATAGCACTTCCGGTGATTATTACATTAACATATTCAACCAGGACCCATCTGGTTCTGGAGAAGAAATACAGTTCACAGTTGGCTATGCTAACAAAGACGGTAAAGGAAGCTTACTATACAATAGTGCCGTAGCTGGAAAATCACCTTCTGATACAATATACGGACAGTATAGAACCTTAGTATTAGGTGACGAAGAATCTGATTTTATATTTGGTTCAGGAGACAACACTTTTACAGGAACTAGTTTTTATGCCCTATCAGTAGATAGAGGAAGGTATAAGGAAAAAATACTTCCTGGTAGCTTTGAATTAGTACTTAAAACTGCTAATAACGGTAATATAACTATTACCGATACTTCAACATCTACTACTACCGATACCTTTACGGATGCTGGAAGAGTATATGAGCTAAAAGCCGACGTATCTTCTTCAGTAGCTACTTCAGGAAGTTACGGAAAACTTCTACCAGACGTCGGTTTAATTCTACTTAATGAAGAAGCTCTTGACGCACCAATAGCAGCTGGAGGTCTTGCTTTAGGTACCGGAAATAACACTAATACTAATGACCAGAATTCGAAAAAACTCTACAACGCTATAGTATCGGGATCAAGCTTTAAACTTTCCTCTCAAGAAACTATATCTTCAAATTTTGTATTTGCTAGAGCACGTAACAGCGAGTTTAATTACAGCACTAATCCATCCATACTTACCGGTTCAGGCGAACTCAGACACGACGTACTTATTGACTCTCCAGAGACATATGTAACTTCAGTTGGTCTTTATAATGACAATCAAGATCTATTAGCAGTAGCTAAACTCTCTAGACCCCTACTTAAAAATTCAACAAAAGAAGCGCTAATTAGAATTAAGTTAGATTACTAATGAATGAGTGCTTTCAAAAAACTCAATCGTAGGAATGTATTCACTACTGCTCACCAAGCCTCTAAAGCTTTTAGTGACTCGAGCAGCACCTCAACCTATGGAGTTCAGTTTTTACTAAGTACCTCCGGCTCTCTGCCGGTTTATAGTTCAGCTACTACTAACGAATTACGCTACCGTAGTATAAAACAGCTTTACTACTCTAACTACGTAAATGATTCAAATGTAGTTACTGGTTCATTTGAAAACTACCTACAATCCTCTCTACATACCTCAGGCTCTAGGAATCTTTTTTCCAAAGCTACTGTAGTTTCTTATCCAAGAAGTTTAACTGGGGAAGGGATAAAACCCGGTACTGTTATTTATGATTTAGCAGGAATAAGCGACTATATAGTTAATGAACCAGACTATGTACTTGAAACCCAAGCAGCCGGTGGTCAGTATATTGAATCAGGTGAGAATAGTGGAGGGATAATAAAGGATGATGGGGAAGGTAGGCTTAAAGTCGACTCCGGAAACCCACTTAGCGTCAGTACTGGAACTGTAGTAGGAAATGTTTTTTACAGTCACGGTATAGCTATACTAACTCACGAAGCTGTTGTAGACTTTTTTGCTTCGCCACATTCTCTCAATTATAATTGGAATTCTTTACAGTCTATATATACGTTAAATTTAAAATGCAAAGTAAAAGACTCAGAATTTAATTTTTCTCTAAATCCTTCCTCAACCAGAGACGATAATGGTAACATAGCTGACAATATTACAGGTAGTGAATTTAAACCCTACGTTACCACAGTAGGACTATATAACGACTATGGAGAGCTAATTGCAGTAGCAAAACTCAATCAACCTATTCCGAAATCAACTGATACGGATATGACATTTGAAATTAAACTTGATATTTGATATTTATTTGTATGAGCGCCTTTAAAAAATTAAATACAGCCGACAGTTTTATTTCTGTTTTTAACTCCCATAAGAATTATTCGGTAGTTAGCTCTTCCTTTGCTCAAAATGGCATTACAGCAAAAACAGCCCTAGAAAATACCGGAAATAGTAACTTCCCTTCAGATAGTACTTACAATCAAGCTTTAAGGTACAGAAGTATTAATCACCTTTACTACAACAACTTTAACATCACTGGCTCAGTACTTACAACAGGCTCTTATGAACATTACCTAGAGACAAGTCTACCTTCAGGGTCTAGAAAAATTTATACTTCTGCTTCTATTTTTTCTTTTCCAAGAAATATAATTGGCAGTTATATTAAACCAACCTCTTTTGAAATCTCGGCAGTGTTCGGCCCAGCCGAATCAGACAGAAGAAGACTAATGGACTCAGGAGAAGGTTATCTTACTTTCTCAGGATCTTCAGCTACAGATTTACCTAACTCTATAACTTCATCATACTCAGTCGGAGACATAAATTATAGACATGGAACAGTAATAATTACTAATAGCGATCTAGTAGATTGGTTTCAAATAAGTAGTAGCTATACAGCAAGTTGGGAATCAACTCAACCCGTTTTTACTTCTAATAACTACTGTAAGGTAATGTCATCTGATTTATCCTTTAGCTCTAATCCCTCAGCATGTAAATCGGAAAATGCTTTGACCGGATCTCTTTCTTATTCAGGTGGGCTGCCTAAGGATAACATTACTGGAAGTGAATTCAAACCTTACGTTACAGCTGTCGGACTTTATAATGATGCGACTGAACTTATAGCAGTAGCTAAACTAGGGCAACCTATTCCAAAATCTAAAACAAACGATATGACATTTGTTGTAAAATTTGATATATAAAATATGTGGTTATATAAAAAAAATGTTATAGATAGCATTGATAAAATGCCAAAAGATACTTACGGTTTCATTTACCAAGTCACCCATTTACCAACCGATAGAAAGTACATAGGAAAAAAAGTTCTTTATTTTGAACGTAATGTTCGTTTAGGTAAAAGAGAACTTCAAGCTCTAAAAGAAGAAAGAAAAGCTAAAGGTATAGGCGGAAGAGCACCATCTAAGAAAAAAGTGATAAAAGAATCAGATTGGAAGACCTACTTTGGATCTCAGACTGAAATGAAAGATTTAGTAAAAAACGGTAAACAGTCGGACTTTAAAAGAGAAATTCTTAAATTTGTATACAATAAGAAGCATCTTACATACTTTGAGTGTAAGTATCTATTTATATATGAAGTTTTAGAAAATAATAAAGAGTTTATCAACGATAATATTCTTGCCAAATTCTACTCCAGAGATTTTTAATGATCAAGTTAGCTAAAATTATAAGTACTACTCCCGGTATTAGGTATCATATTGAACACGGTTTAGCCCTTCATGAAAATATTTATCGCTATTCCTCTAAGGAGTTTGTAAATTTATTTTTCGAAGCTCGTTTATTATATAACGCAGGTAAGATAGATTTAATTGAAGCTGATATCGATCTCATAACTACTACCGATATCGGAGAGTACGGTGTATATGAAGGTAAACAAATACCTCTAGATCTTCCTATGGCTACTGAGGCTAAATATCAAGGAAAAGATGTTGATCTTAATAAACCGAAAAGAGGCGGTAGTAAAAAGTTCTACGTTTACGTACGAGATCCTAAAACTAAGAATATTAAAAAAGTTTCTTTTGGTGCAAAAGACGGCGGGGGTAATTTAGCAGTTAAGTTAGATGATCCAAAAAGAAGAAAAGCATTTGCCGATCGTCACAATTGTAAAGATAAAAAAGACAAAACTAAACCAGGTTATTGGGCATGCAGAACAGGACGTTATTGGAAATCTCTCGGTGGAAGCAAAAACTATCCAGGTTTCTGGTAAAGTTACATCTTCGGCTTTTTAAAAAAACAACAGATTTTCCTTTCGAAGAAGAGCGTATAGGCTCAAGAAGAATACGGACTTTCTCTAAAGATTCTCTTCAAGACGATATGGTATGGCATCGTGATAGAGAAAATAGATTAGTAATTCCATTAAACAATACAGACTGGTTATATCAGCAAGATAATGAACTTCCAGTACCTTTAAAGAAAGGTAGATTACAATTTATTCCTAGGAATGTTTACCATAGGCTCCTAGTTGGTAAAAAAGATTTAGTAGTTGAAATAAGAGAAATAGAATAGTTGTTTTTCTCAGTATTTCTCACGATATTATAGTACGTACGTAAATAAGTTATATGCAGGACTACTCAATTTTATTAGGGGCGCTTGAAAACGTCCTTGGCAAAAGCCATAAAAGAGCTAGGGATAATTATGCCTTTCACTGTCCTTTCTGTAACCATAAGAAAATGAAGCTTGAGATAAAGCTAGGTACTACCGAAGATGGTAAAAATCCTTGGGAGTGTTGGGTATGTCGTACCCGCGGTCGAACTATTAAGTCCCTTCTATATCAACTTAAGCTACCTAAAGAACAAGCAGTAGAAGTACTAAAATATATTCATAAAGGTACGGATAGTTATTACCGAGTCGAAGAAAGTGTTACTCTACCTGAAGAGTTTCGATCTATAAATGAGCTTTCTCCTACATCTATTATGGGCCAGAAGCTAAGAAGGTATTTAAATAGAAGAGGTATATCTGACTTAGACATACTACGGTATAATATTGGCTTTTGTGATAAAGGTGAATATGCCGGCCGAATAGTTATACCTTCCTACGACGAGAATAATAATTTAAACTTTTTTGTCGCCCGTACCTATCAAGATGATTGGATGAAATATAAGAACCCAGAAGCTTCAAAAGATATAGTAGCTTTCGAAAATCAAGTTAACTGGTCCAAGCCAATAGTACTTGTTGAAGGAGTATTTGACGCTATGGCCGTACGTAGAAATGCAATACCTATCCTCGGTAAAAGTTTACCACAAGCTCTATTGAAGAAAATTGTGTCTGCCGGTAGCGAAGACATATACATAGCGTTAGATGGAGATGCTAGGAAACAAGCTCTCTCATATTCTGAGCAATTGCTTAACATGGGTAAGAACGTTTACCTGGTCGAACTCAAAGATAAAGACCCAAGCGAGATGGGCTTTACCGGTTTTACTAACTTAATACAACAAGCTCAAAGACTTGATCTCTCTTTGCTCTTAAAATATAAAATGTCATTATGATAAATGTAGGAACGAACGTCCTAAAAGAACATAGTAAAAAACGTCTCCAGTTTGACGGGGAACTTAAACAAATTAATTTTTTAGATAGAAGAGTATATCAGAGAGGAGAAGGAGTATACTACCCCTCCGTTACTACCATTCTCCAGTATATGCCTAAGAATAAGTTCTTTGAAATGTGGCTTAAAGATGTAGGGCATAATGCCGACTTAATCATGAGACGGGCAGGAAAAGAAGGCACTCAAGTACATGAAGCTATAGAGACTTTACTTGACGGTGAAGAACTTCACTGGATGGATGACTACGGTAATGCCAAGTATAATGAAAAAGTCTGGGAGATGATAAACAAGTTTGTAGACTTCTGGACTACCTGTAAACCGGAATTAATTTCTACGGAAGAGTTTGTATATTCCGATGAATATAGATATGCTGGTACAGCTGACTTGGTATGTAAACTTGACGGAGAAGTTTGGTTAATAGATTTTAAAACTTCTAACTCTCTACACAAGTCTTATGACCTGCAGCTTGCCTCTTATGCCAAGGCTCTAAAAGAATCCAAAGGTGTAGAAATTGAAAGAACTGGTATACTTTGGTTAAAATCTTCTAAGAGAGGCCCATCTAAGCAAAAAGGACGCATTCAGGGCAAAGGCTGGGAACTAAAAATGATAGATGATATAGAAGAAAACTTTGAGCTCTTTCAACTTATACGTAAACTATACAACCTTGAGAACCCCGATACTGAGCCTATTTATACTAAATACAGTACAGTCCTCAAACTATGAAATTAAGTCAAATACTTTTAGAAGAAAACGGAAGACCCAAAGCCTTGATCATGGCAGGTGGAGCCGGCGCCGGTAAATCCTATATACTTAGTAAGATTGACACTAGAGGTACTACTCAGTATAATCCTGATAAGTACGTAGAAGATCCCAAAAGTCCAATGTTCAACAACTTAGGTGCAGCAGCTCCTATGGTAAAAAAAGATGTAATTGCAGCTGTAGAAGCTAAAGAGTCGTTTATTTGGGATACTACTGGTAGAGACATAGGCATTATAGGAGATATGAAAGAGGAAGGGTACGATGTTTTTGTTGTGATGGTTTATACTCATCCCATTATTTCATTTATTTCAAACTTTGAACGTTCACGTGCCGTACCTAAATCAGCTGTATTTTCTACTTGGCAACAAGCGTATGACCTAGTTGATAACTATAGAGATTTGCTTGGTAAGAATTTTATACTTGTATCTAATCTACGAGGTGGAGAGTACGAAAAACAAATTAAAGATTTTAATAAGGCAGCAGAAAAAAAGGGTGCAGGTATCTTACAGTATTTGGATACTATGATAGCTAAGGATCCTCAAAAGTATAAGACAACTTTCTCAAAAGACTTTGACATAACAGATCCAGAAGCACTTGAAGCATACAGTACCGAAGTAGAAGGTCTTAAGTTTGACGCAGATGATGAATCTATGGTTAAACAACTAAAAAGACATTTTATGAAGTCGTGGGATAAAAAAGGTCAAGGTCCTGGTCGTAAGTCGATAGAAACTAAAATTAAAAGTATAGAAAGAACTAGAGATAACGCTGCTGCAAAACATGAGAAGATAATGGATGAGATAGCTAAAATGGTTCTAAATCCTAAATTTAATAAAATGCTTGATGCAGAACCACAATCAGAAGCTATTTTTAAAGCTAATCAATTTTTAAAGTAATGGCAATAGCAATTTTTCCGGGAGCTTTTAAACCACCTACTAAAGGGCACTTTTTAGCCGTCAAGGAACTTGCTACGAATACATTTAAAGCTGCTAAATGGGACTCCGATCAAACAGGAAAGATTACTCCCGGTACTTTACGATCAAAAAAAGCTGATGATAAAGTAGATACAGTAGTAGTCATTATCTCTAATAAAGCTAGAAACGGTATTTCGGCTGAAGACTCTCTGAAGATTTGGAATATTTACAGTAAGTATTTACCCGGAAACGTAGATATTATAATTAGCCCTGATGCCGATCCTATTCGAACGGCTTTAAAAATGGTAAAAGATAATCCTGATAAACAATTTATTAATACCGTATACCTAAGAACTGAAAAAGACTACCCAGATCTATCTAGAATTAAGACCTTTGAAAAGTACCCTAACTCTAAAGGATTAGCACTTAAATCTGAATTAGAAGGTGTTAGAGCAACGGATTTAAGAAAAGCAGTAGTATCTAATAGTTTTGACCTATTTAAACAATATATACCCGAGGAAGTTTCTGAAGAAGAAGCACAATTAATATTCAATATGGTAAGAGAGACAGTTAAAGCGGAACAAAATATGTATGAAGAGATGGGAAATCTCTTTGAGAATATATTTACAGTTGAAGAAACAGTAAAAGAAGCAAGCTCGGGAACCCCAATCTCAGCCCGTGGCACAGTCTCGTCAGCCGATAGACAAAAGCTTACTGTTGCTTACCATAGAGTAGTCAGTACCTTAGGTGATAATTTTTACGATATTAAGTTTAATCAAGATCATATCAGAATACAGCTACCTAACGAGGATCAAAAAATAGGCTTTGATTATACACCTTTTATGGGATCTATTTTAGAGTATATGATAGACGAAGGTATGAATGTATCGCCACTACCTGAGGTTAAAATTAAGAAAGACCCGGTAGAATCAGCTGACTTTTTTGGCAGAACAGCATTTTATGACCCAAACGTAAACGAGATTACTCTATACGTTGAAGGACGACATCCTAAAGATGTAATGAGATCTTTTGTACACGAGATGATACACCACATTCAAAATATAGAAGGTAGAATAAAGAATATTAATACTACTAATGTAAACGAAGATGATGCTTTAGTAGAACTTGAAAAAGAGGCCTACATGCTTGGAAACATGACTTTTCGTAGCTGGGAGGATAAAGTTAAAAATGGCTAAAACGTTATTAGAACTTCTAGGCGGGCCTGATCCGTTGAGAGAAATAAAAGAAAAACCGCCATATCAAATATACTGCGACATGGATGGAGTTCTTTGCGACTTTAGAGGTAGGTTTGAACATTTTACCGGTATGCATCCTAGAGAGTATGAAGATCGACACGGTAAAACTCTCTTCTGGAACCTTATAGATAATGAAGTAGGACTTGTATTCTGGTCTAAGATGGATTGGACTCCAATGGGTAAAATGCTTTGGCACTTTATTAAACCTTATAGTCCGCAACTTCTTACTTCTCCCTCCCGTGCTAATGAATCACGTTTAGGTAAAAATATATGGGTTAAAGATCACCTTAACCCTCAACCTAAAGTAAATTTTAGAAGAGCAAAAGAAAAGCATGACTTTGCAAATGAAAATGCTATCTTACTAGACGATAGAGAAGATACTATTGAAAGATGGAATAACGCCGGAGGTATAGGAATACACCATCCGGAGAATACAACGAACTTGAATCCCATATTAGATAAGTTAAAAGAACTTGGTTATGAGTGAAACTCTACTAAAAAAAGAATTTAAAAAATCAGATGTTGAACGTATTCGTAATCTCGTAAAGAAAGATTTTACAGCTAAAACTAAAGTAGCATCTGGGTACAAGAAATCTCAAGTCGTCCGTAAAGAAGGAGAAGTATGGGAAGAAGACGGACGCTCTTGGACTATTCAGAACGGCCTTAAACAAAATATCACTAAGCTAGATACCGCCAAGAATGCTTATAAAATACCTTTAAGATGCCCTAAATGTAATGGTTCTATGAGCCATTGGTTGGCTAAAAAGATGTACCGTATACATGGTTTCTGTTTTGACTGTACTGTGGATTACGAAGCCAGTCTTAAAAAAGCCGGTAAGTATGAAGAGTATGAAAAAGCTATGATGCAGGGTAACGTAAAAGAATTTGCTAGAGATCTTGAGCAGTATATTATAGATAAGCTTGAAGAGACTAGTGATTTTGTTACCGAACAAGGTGACGTAGAGGATTGGAAAAATGATAGTACTCAACAAAAAGATAGAATTCTTAAAGAATTAGCTAGTTTTACTAAACAAGTTAATAAGTCCTTACAGAAGTAATATATTTATAAGAGTATTCTATAAATTAAATATATTATGACTCAAAAAGAATTATTAGAAGCTCTTCATACTGAAATCATATCGATAAAAGGTAAGATGCCTAATGGCGAACTAACAGGTATGGCAAATGATATGAAAGAAATGAAGGAAGACATATCCGACTTAAAGTATACTCTTCTCAACCCAGAGGACGGAGTAATAGTTAAGACAAACCAAAACACTTTTTTTAGAAAAGAGAACGCAGGTAATATCGAAAGGATTGATGAATTAGTTTCCTGGAAGGATACTGTTACCAAGGCTCTATGGATACTTTTTACGGCGATAGTTGGAGTAGTAGTTAAACTAGTTTCTATGTCTACATGAAAAAGACTAAAAAAATATCACCTGACATGCAAGCTTTTATGAGAGAGCTTATAAAGGAGTCATTACGTGATTGGTTTAAAAAAGAAAAATGGGTTAGAATAACTACCTCAGGTAATATAGCCGGCCCTTGCGGTACGTCTAAGAATACTAAAAATCCTGATAGATGCTTACCTAAAGCAAAGGCACAATCGTTAACTAAAGCTCAAAGAGCAGCTACTGCACAGAAAAAAAAGAAAGCAGGTGCTCAAGGAAAAACAGTCGTGAAGAATACAAAGAAAGCAGCAGTCAAAAAAGAAGGCCTTTGGGCTAATATAAATGCTAAGAAGAAGGCAGGAAAAAAATCTTCTCATAAAAACTCTAATGCATATAAAGATGCTAAGAAAGCTGGTGCATCATTAGAGAAAACTAAAGAAGGAGTAACTAAAGAAGATATCAAAAATTTAGTAATAGGTCTCATATACGAAGCTCAAGGTAAGGAAATACTTACTGAAAAAGACGATAGATGTACTAGAATAGCTAAACGTAAATATGATACCTGGCCATCTGCTTACGCTTCCGGAGCTGTTGTTAGATGCCGCCGTGGTGATATTTGGAAAAATGAAAAATGAAAAAGTCTGAACTACATAAAATAGTTAGAGAAGTTATCCGTAAAGTAGGAGACGAGTACGCTGTATACCCTAAAAAAGGCGGTAGTAGACTAGGTACCCATAAAACTAGAAAAGGTGCCCAAGACCAAATGACCGCTATTCACATAAGTAAATACTCAGAAAACTTAGACCCTTCTTATAAACATGACGGAAAAGCCGCTCCTTACGGTTCAGGTTATAGACCTGCAAAAAAAGAAGCAGTAGACAACAAAGACCCACTCCCCCTTAAACCTGAAGAACTTAAAACTTACCTAGCTAGTATAGACGGATGGTCGATTAAAAGGGATAAGCTTTACAAAAGGTACAAATTTGAAACTTTCTCTGAAGCGTTAAACTTTATTAATAACATCGCTCCAATGTTGGATAAAGAGGACCATCATCCAATATTATTTAATTTCTACTCTGTCGTTGATCTCTATTTTTATTCTGGATTTGCAGACAATAAAATAACTTCTTTAGATTTTGAGGTAGCAAAAAAAGTAGACGAGATACATGAAGAAAGTACTTTAAATGAATTAAAATGCAAATATGGTCAATACTTCTGTCCTCACGATAAAGTATATAAGTGTAGAAAAAGTCCTAAAAAAACTAGATCTGAAGACGTTCATAAACCAATGAACCCAGGTATATTAAAAAAAAGATTAGGTAAATTATCTTGCTCAAAAGTAAGAGCTGAAAGAGCTAAGTTAAAAGATAAAGGGACTACATACGCAAAAGCTTTACAACGTTACCTTAATTATCATTGTCAATGAAAAAAGTTATACTACACCCTAACCATTTTGACGAAAATATGTACTGGTCTAACGAACTTAAAGACGTTGCAGTACTAGACGACGCAGATGGGTTAGACCTCTTCGATCAAAACGGATACCATCTTACTAAAATAGAACAAGCATACGGAGATGTAAACGGCTACCCTCTTATACAAAGAAGACATGAGACTGTACTAAGACAAAACTGGATGACGATGTTTGGCTCTAAATACGGTGCTCATTTTAATCACTGTGATTTATTCGAAAGAAAAGGATACTCAGGGTCTTCAAAAGAACAGTTACTAGAATTCACTCATTATAATCCTCTTCTATGGAAACTGGTTAAGCTTAAACCTAAGTACGGTATTGATGTAAGCATTGATTACGTTGACGATAAAGGTAACGTTTTTGAAGTCTTTCATTTCGAATGGGACTCCTTTGAGTACGGTGCTGTAGTAGAGAACAAGAAACTAGTAGAAGAAGTGATTCTGAATACAGATTGGGACGAAAAAGCTATTGAATTACTAGACAGAAAAGAAGAATGGTATAATTTAGAATTTTTCGAACA